TTAACTCCAAGAATCTCAAATTGTCTAGTTTATAATCAAAGCACATATCTGCATATTTCATGCCATTTTCAAGAGTAGCCATGCATGATAACCTATTACAGAATCTTCCTTCCATACCTGTTTTATGTTCACTTTTATCATGACCACAAATACAAATATTATTCTGCTGGCTTTTCATCTTTAACATTCTCTGTTAGTTTAGATAAATGAGCTATATTAACTGATACAGGTGCTGAACGACCAAATACTATCGTTTCAATAACTGCTGTTCTGTTTTTAATCTCATTTATTATGCCTTTTATTCCCATAAAAGGACCAACACACACTTCAACTAAATTACCTACTTGTACATCTATAATTTCTTCTTCAATAGGTTCAACATCAGCTTCTTCTAATGATTTAATATGTTCAATATCTTCTTGAGAAATGGGGGTAGGTAAATCATGAGCTTCATCATGAGGGAGTTTTAAAAAATGCCCCAACTTAGCTTCCATCAAAGCTTGTTCAAGTTTTGAATCAACTATTGGATTAGTTTGAACGAAGACATACCCACTGAAAAGACTACGATTATCAAAAACTTCTCGTCCGTGTTTGATCACTTTGGCTTTCAAACTCGGTGTCCAAATAATTGTTCCAGGGTACTCCAAACGGTCGATCAAAGATTGAATTTGCAAGGCACCTTTTGGACCGATGCCAGGAATACTAATAACGTACCAGCACTTTTCATTACTCATAAAAGCTCCTCTTCTGGTAAAGCTTTGAAATCGGCTAATGCATGATTTTGGAAATATGAGTCTGGATCTTGTCCTTTTGGAAATGTTACAAATGAAAATTGCATATCAGTGTCAAAGTATTTTGATGGAATTTGCCGTCTCATCTTTTCAATAAAATTCTCTCCTGCCTTATCCGCATCTACCATAAAACAAACTTGTTTAGCAAACCTGTTAAGTAAACAAAGCTGTGTGTGGCTTATACTGATACCAAGGAGAGCAACGACATTCTTTAAGCCACACTGCCATGGGGTAATGGCAGAAAGATTACCTTCCGCTACATACACTTTTTGGGTCTTTAAAATATCTTTAAACGTTAAATTTAATCCGAAAAGATGATCAGCCTTTTCATAACTTGTATTGACATATTTAATATTTGTAGGACCTAAAGGTCTTGCACTCACAGATACCACATTGGAAAATAAATCATACACTGGAAAAATTGTACTATGATGAAATCTCTTATCCAATTGGGGTAACTGCCCTTGAAAATCTGCATCCAAGTAAACCTCGCCTTGAAAATCGCAATAACCAAGATGCCAAGCCAATATTGTGCTTTCCTCTAATTTACGAATATTGATAAGATAATTGAAAGCGGGAAGTTTTAACGAGAGCATGATGACCTTTCACTTGTTTCTTTAGCTGATTTACTTCTATGGGCTTTAACAGTCAAAGGTTGATAATTAGTATAATGAAAAGCTTTAAGTAATTGTTTTCTATTGGTAAGATCAAATTTCCATAAAGGAACAATATGATCTAAATGCCAATAAGGACCCCAATTCTTCCATGTCATCTTTCCATAAAACTTCTTACTAATATACTTCTTAAAGAATTCAATGGTACATCCCAAATCTCTTACTGCTGAACCAACTTTAGAATTATGCTTTAAAGCAATATAAAGGCGAGTCCTTAAACTGGAAGTTAATTTAAAAATTACATTTTTATGTTTACGTTCTCTTGTGTATTTTGTTTGATGCTTTCGTAATTTTATTTTGTTCTTTTTATTATAAATTCGTGCTACAAGTGCATGATGCTTTTTAGTTCGTAAATAGTATTCTCTAGCATGTTTTGCTCTTGCAAGTTTATTCTTTTGTTGATATTCACGAGCTTTTTTTGCAAGAAGTTTTCTATGTGCTTTCCTATATTTACGACCATATGCTAAGGCATATTTTCTATATTTTTTTCTACGACGTGAAATTTGATTTTTATGTAACTTTCGATATTTTCTTTCATATTTTAAAAATCTTTCTTTATTTTTTCGTCTATTAAGACGAGCTTGACGTGCAATTCTTTTAGCATGTTTTATTTGCCATAATCGTTGGTATTGCCTACGATGTTTAAGCTGTTTTGCAGTCATTTGACAAACCTAAATTTCCCATTAACCTTCAATTCAGCAATAGTAAAGGAATTCGTGTAACTAAGGCTACTCCTTAATCCACCATTTATTGAATCTAAAACCTTCACAGCCGATCCCTTATATGGGATCAATGAGGCGATTCCCTCCGCAGCTCTCCATGACGCGACCTTATCCTGTACCACATAAGATTCATGAGAAGCTGATCCACGATAGGTCTTAAATTTACCAGATTCATTACTTACTAAATCTCCCGCCGATTCCTCAGTTCCGGCAAATAAACTCCCCGAAACAATGAGGTCTGCTCCTGCTATTAATGCTTTTGCACAATCACCAAGATGCTTGATCCCACCGTCTAATACAAGAGCTATGTTATTCTCTTTACAAACTGGAGCACAATCGAGTAAGCAACTTAATGCTGGTGTACCAACTCCAGTAGTTAATCGAGTTATGCATTGCGACCCGATTGAGATGCCACATTTTACTGCGTCTGGTTTTCTATCTGCTCTCTTTAGGAATTCTACTATCTCTTCCCCTATTCCGAAATCTCCTACTATAAAATAACACTTTGGAAATTCCTTAACTAATACATTATACATTTCAACTGCTGCTATGTTGGCAGAATGAGCAACATCCAACATAAATCGACTTGCCCCAACTTTATAAAGTGCCTTAGCTCTCTCTAATTCCTTATCACCAATACCAATAGAAACAATCGGACAAATACCTTTTCCTTCAGGACTTATTGAGTCAACAAATGCTTTAACATTTTCTTCAATACTCCAAAATCTATGCAAAGTTCCTATTGTACCATACTCTGCTAGAGCTTTGCATAATTCAGGACTTGCCACGGTATCCATATTCGACGAAATTACAGGAAGAGATAACTTTAATCCTAAAAAATCTGTTGAAACATTTACATCCTTTCTTGATCTAATATTTGAGAAAACTGGGGTAATTAAAACGCTATCAAAATCAAACAATTCTTTTTCAAAATTCATTTACTTAACTCCCTTTCTTGATGTCTGAATCGTGATCTTTTTCTAAATGAAAACCCATTTTAAGCCAAACGATGTACATATAAGTACTGATCTTTAAAAGGTCCTTTTCCCTATGAAAATTTTGAAAACGACAAAGATATTTAATGCAGGTCTTAAGCACCCATTTTAATTCATCTTCCCCAGGTTTTTCCCATAATTTTGAAATAAGATCTGTAGCTTCCATCCCATCAAAGCCTTCGAGCTTGTACTTGTCTCCTCCATGCATGAATTGCTGTCCAACCAAGTCTGCAAACTTCTTATAATACTTAGCTTTAGTTTTAACTGTTGTATTATGTATCTTTCTCATATTTCAATATCCTCAAATTTTCTTTAACAGGTATCCGTCAAATCCATTATCACAATATACAACATTCAAATCATTAGGCCATCTCACTTTTATTTGAAAAACATACTCATTGTACATCCCAACTTCATATACAATGCCATGCTTTCCACTAAGCTTATTTTCAACTAAATCACCTACTTGAAAATTAGACAAAGAAGGCTTACTAATTTCTTCACTGTAATCGAGTCCTAACATATAATCCATACTAAGAGTATCATCATAATATGGAATATTTATTCCAAATGGCTTTAAAATAAATCTTAAAACATTTCTTACTTTATTTATTGATTCTACAGTCATTATAATATCTCCTCACTCGACTTTGGGTTAGCTGTATTCTTTTGACTAAATTTAAACCTCTTACAATTGCAAGTTTCTGATTTAATATCTGGTGATACCCAACCTCTATAACCTGGTTTGCCTAATGGAATAGTAGCGGAACATTTTTTTAAATTATCGTGATAGCTACTTTCATGGTTACATTGGCACACGTCATATGTTCCATATTTCTTCATATACTTCCTTTCTCTTCGTACTTGAGTTCTAAATATTTAAGATTATCCGTAAAATTATGTACAGTCTTATATTTGGGAGGCCATTGCTTATTACATTCCCAGCAATATTGGATATTCATCTTGTTAATATTATGTTCTGATTTATCATGCTTACATAACATGCAAATCATCGAAAGAATCCCAGAAATTGTAATCTCAAAAGCCTCAGCCATTTCCAAAATATACGTTCTCTAATTCTCCATAATATACGCTGTGTTCGAGTACCCCATCTAGTCACTATTTCTATTCCAGCTTCATCTAATGTTTGAACTACTAAAGCATTCTCCAGCCTTGTTACAGAGGGTCCTAATCCTTTAGGGAAGAGGCGCACAGTCGGCAAAAATAAACAATACCGAGCATACCCGTACTCACACGTTGCTCCCTCGCTCCTAATACTTGTAGCTGAAGCTAAATCAATTAACACATGGGATCTCTTAATAGCGGCCTTGTCCTTTTTCCATTCAATAATTAATTTCTCTTCAGAAATATCATTTAAGAGTTCATGTTTACCATCTATATGTTCTTCCAGAACAGGTGAGATACACTCGATACCATATTTGCTAAGAATAGCAATGGCATCTTTAGCTTCTTTAACCATAACAGCTTTTGATCTGCCACTCATACGGCAAGCGAGGTAGGCAACTATTGCCATTACTCATTATCTCCTAAAATAGAATCTAATACTTCTTTCGGTAAAGAAGCTAATATACTTTTCTTTTTAGGTTCTTTAGAGATAAGCTTTAAAGCTTCATGATAACCACCACTCCATTTACGTATTTTCCAATCAAACACACCACAAGCCAAACAAGCCATATTCCCATTTGTGTATCTATGATGCCAATTTTGGCATTCACCCATATTCTCATCGAAACATTTAAGTTTCATCGATTATCTCCTGATCCCTTAATCACATTTCGAGCAAGTCTATCTTCGAGCTTGTCATGATTCATTTGTAAAATTGTAGTAATAGGAACTTTTAATGCTTGAGCAAATCTTGCCAAATACCAGAAACAGTCTCCAAGTTCTGCAATTAGTTTCCCACGCTTCTCTTCAGTAAGTACTTTTCCATCATCTCTAATTACCTTCTTGACGATATTAGCCACTTCCCCTGCTTCTCCAGCCAAGCCCAAAGCTATATAACTTAGCTCTTCTTCTTTTGGATAAATTGCTGTTCGATCTGACCATTCTTGGTACTTATCTATTTCCATATTATTCTTCCCACTTAAATAATCTAAATTCAGGCTTAGCCATTTCTTTATGCAATGCTTCCATCACATATCTAGGAATCTGAATACTTGTAAATTCAGATGGACCATCAAATTTTGATCCTTCTTCAATTGGGCTGAGATCTAAATAGAATTTATTATCATTGCAATTCCAATATAAATGGAATGGTGGTGTAGAAATATCTGCATCTTCACAAACAATTGTTGCTTTATTACTCATATCATCCCCTCACTAAAGTATAATACAAATATCTCTAATTTGCAACCTGTTTTTGAGTATTGTTAGTTACTTCAAAATGGAGCGAGGAGGTCATTTCGAAATGCCATCTTCTATCGGGCTGATAGATGTTTTACCAATTAAACTATCCCCGCAAATCTTTAATGTATACTTATGTTTATAAAAACTTCCTACTTTAACAAATCCCATTTCCAGCATTTTGGCTTTCACTCTATTCACTGTTGCTTTCTGTGCTACTTGTTTCCCAGTACTTGGATCAATCCATCTAGGATAAGGTCCTGTTTTACCAACATAAACCCAATTAGATGCTTTATAAATCGTTCCAACATGATTCTGAGATTCATCAGCATAAGTAACTAAATCTGTAAATCGCCCATCTTTCTTTATCAAATTGACACTCTTAGAAAGAAGAAAAGAGCAAGCATTCTTAGGCACATCAGGAACAATTACTAAACGAGTTAATGAGAGAACCTTAGTCCAATTCTCTTTATTCACAGATTCACAAGCCACGCGTGTAGGAGGCAACCACCAAGCTACACCAACTAATTCCATAGTAGGCTTATAATAAAGACCATGCATATAAACGCAAGTATTACTCCCACCTTTAGCATAGTGATATTGCTTAACTAAATCTTGCCCAAGTTTTAAATCACAATCTTTTACTAGCCAATCAGCCTTAAGAAATTTATCTGGAAAGATCATCACTTAATCTCAATCTTATGCATTCGACCCCAGCGAACCCCGATCTTGGCATCGACAGTGAGAGGTACTTGTATTCCTAAAATCCTTCTAGTCATTTCTTCATGTATAATCTGTAAAGTCTGTTTTATTTCTACCTTTGGAACTTCAACATATACAGCATCATGAACTAAATTTCTCAATCGCCCATGTAATTCTTCTTCTTGCAATCGAAGAAATATTCTATTAGCTGCATTTGATACATAATCAGAGGCACTACCTTGGATGGGGGCATTACAAGCTGCTTGCTCATCTTTATAAGCAATTTTGTTATCAGGATTATTAATAGCCAACAAGTGACGACGACGACCAAACCTACTCTGCACGAAAAGATTCTTTCGAGCAAATTTTACAATTTCATACCGCCATTGTTTAGCTGTGGGATAACGGGAGAAGAATGTGTCCTTAATTGTCTGAGCATATTCAACTGTAACGCCATGCTTCTTAGAAAGATCGTCTACGCCTTCTCCGAACATAAGCCCGAACACAATACTCTTAGCTTTCTTACGCTGAGTATCCTCAACCTGCTCTTGAGGAATTTTATTGGCCAATGCTGCAATAAATCTATGAATATCTACTCCATCATTTAAGTCTCTAACGAGTTGAGGATCACCTGACAAAATTCCCCACCACCTGAACTCATTCTGTCCTTCATCTGCTTCAATCAGCACATTTCCCTTTTTGACTATGAACATGTTCTTAATTAATTTCTCACTACGAGGAAAGTTCTGAAAATTTGGGTCGGTACTGGAAAGTCTACCTGTCGTAGTGCCTGGTTGATGATACTTTGTATGCAAAATAGCATTATCATCAAGTCTCTCCTCAATGCCAATAACATAAGTATTAAGCATCTTTGCAAGACCACGATATTCTACAATTTTCTGACAAATGGGATGCTTATCTGCTAACTGATTAAGCACATCCTCATCCGTAGAGGCCACTGGCTTAGTGACACTCTTAGTCATCTTAATAATAGGCAATTTTAAAGTTTCAAATAAAAGCTTGGACAATTGCTTAGGAGAATCCAAATTGATCTCCTCTGAGGTAACTTTGGCAATCTCTTCTTTAATCCCTTTTTCTTCTTCTGTAAGAAGAGTTTGATAGTGTTCTTTAGCTTTATCCAATGCCTTTCTGTCTATTTGGAAGCCTTCAAATTCCATATGGGTTAATGTATGATCAAGAGGCATAACAAGTTTAGAGAGGAGATCAGCCATGCCTTCTTGTTCAATTCGAGGAAGAAACACTTGTTTAAGCTCTAATGTTACATCAGCATCACAAGCTCCATAGGAATACAAAAGTTTTTCTGGCACCCTTGCATAATTTCTCTTCTCATCATCTCCCATCTTATTAGCTTTAAACCAATCATCCAACTCTTTCTTATGCTGTCCTCGTCCTAAATACTGAAGGGACATATCTTCTAGATTATGACCTCCTTTGTCTGTCTCTCGAAGAAGGTAATGCATGAGCAACGTATCATACCCAGATTGTTTCACATTCCAGCCCATTTGTAGAAAGAACTTTTTATCAAATTTGCCGTTCTGATAAATAAATTTGATATTGCTTTCCATTATTTGACGAAATTTCATCATGACATATTGCTGATGCTCATCCCACCAAGGGGCATAAGTGTCCTCTACCCATTTCTCTACCACTTCAACTTGCTTAATTTCCTCTTTACCCTTTCGTCTTACTTTCTTGTCTTTGGGCACAATCTTCTCATGGAGAATACCAACC